TGCAAGTAAAACCCTTCTTTTCCGCTCCCATTATTAGCAAAAGTCCCAATAAATCTATTCCCATAATTGAGAAAGCCTTTTTCTTTTTATCATAATTGATGCTTTTATTTTGCAGATAGTAAACCCGCTCGTCTCCATTGAGTGTAAACTTCATAACCTTCCTCAGAATCCCGGTCTCTCCAATACAATCTATAAACTGGATATCGGTCAAATTTCCAAGTGTCCAGCTATCCTCAAAAAAGGTAAATTTACAAGTCCTCGCCTCTGTCTTGAAAAAAGTAACCCCGGAGATTTTTTCTCCGTCCTCTTTCATTGTGAGGATATCGACGGAATGTAATATTCCAACCTGTCCTAAATCGTAAAAATCTAAATTCATCCTTGCACTCTTTGGTCATTTCCACCATCTACATATCGAGCCATATCAATAGCATCCATTATGAGCGTATTAGCAACGGGCTTATTTTCCAGCGTTTGAATCAATATTCCAATTAACTCATCAGTCCGGGTGTTTCCTCCACCGCTTGCCGGTGTTATTTGAACACGCTCTCCCGACTCCACAAATATCGGATAACTGTCGTTCGGATATCCAGCCGGAACGGTAAAGTCTCCACCGCTCGAAAACTTCTGTTTTTTAATATTAATTACGTTCGCCAATCCCGAGGCAATCACTCCCGCCATTGCAATATAATTAAATGGAGGTGGAGCTGATGCTAACGCTTTATTTGCTCCCGCATAAGTGTCAATTATAGCCTGAGCAATTGCAATTGCCTGAGAGGCTCTCCCGCTCCCTTTCATTGCTTTATTCAATTCTCCAAATGCTCCGAGCATACCACTTACCGAACTCAATTTGGATTGTAAGATTTCCTCGTCTAATTTCTTTTTCTCTATTGCATACCATTGGTCAATCATAAGCTGGTTGACGCTCGCATCCTTATACATTTGAGCCATAGAATCTAAGTGAGCTTGCTTTTGCTCAAATTCACTTCCTTGAATATCGCCCCAAGCTCCTAAAAATTGCTCTCTAATTGCCTCTACTGAAAACCCGTAAACACTCTCAAAACTCAATTTCTTTTCCGGGAATAAGCTTACATTATCCGGGATGCTTTCGCCAAAGCTTTTTGCAATAAAATTCAAATCGGAATAGGCACTTACTGTCTTTTCAACCTCTTCTGTAACCTCTTTCTGTATATCTTTTGCCGGGTAAAGAGACTCTAAATATTCCGCATATCCCTTATAATATTCTTCCGGGCTTTGTTGAAAAGCTGTTCCCATTGCCTCATAATTTTTATAATAAACCTGCCCGGCTTTTCTGCCTTCCTCTGCATACCAATCAATAACCTCTTGAGACGTGCTCCCTTTAGATGTTAAAGCCACTGCGAGAATTGACGCTTGAGACGCAAGCCCAACTGCAAAAGACTCTCCGGCATACATTCCACCAATTCTAATTGTTTCAATCAGTGCCCCACCTTTTGCAAAGAGCATTGTAAGTGCACCGCCTATTGCTGAGGCATTTCTAACAATGCCAGCACCAATATTGAGAGCAATTAAAGCTCCGGCAGTGTTAAATATTGCCTTTCTATTTTCGATGCCCCAAACGATGTTATCTGAGATATCCTCTCCCATTTCTTGAATATCCTTTTGGAATTCAGGAGAGTTCATTTCCGTCGCCAATTCCTGAATAACTGGAATCATCTTTTCCGTGAAAGTGTCTACAATTCCAATCGACGCCGTGGTTAAAGCTCCGAAAACCGGGATGAGACCTTTTCCCAATTCCTCTTTTAAATTCTTAACCCGCTCCTCGAGAATCCTCTCTTTATTAGCGAGCTGATGCTGAGTCCTTCCAAAGTCTCCGACGGCTTTTGAGGATTGTTTATAAGCAATTTGCATAATGGTTTGAGCTTTTGCCTGTTGCTCTGTGACCCCGGTTGTTTCCACCAGCATTTTCACATTATTTTTAAACCACTTTGTGTCTTGTCTTATTACAATTCCAAGAGCTTTTGCCGACTCTGTTTCTCCAAGGATTGCTTTTGTCAATGCAACCGAGGCTCCCTCAGCTCCACCCGCATAATTCTGAAAACTTGCAAGGTCAACAGCGAGCTCATTTACAGCCTTTGACATTTCTAAAGCCTTGTCTTCCGCAAAACCAAAACCGACGAGTAAGTCCCCGGTGTTTCCCAAGAGCTCCATTGCTGTCGTCGATGCCATTCCATAAGACTCAGCCAGAACGTCCGCAGTCTTGGTTGCTGAATCCTGAATTGACTCATATACAGTTAAAAATTTATTGGTGGTTTCCTCAGCGTCTCGAGCTGAATTCTTTAAAACGGTCGATAAATCAAACGCCTTTTTGAGAGCATAAATACTAACGGTCGCAACCGCTAATTTTTTGATCGTTCCACTTATGCTCTTATTGACCTTCCCGAATTCCTTCTCAGCTTGCCTACCGTCTGCCAGTATTTCGAGCCTTACTTTTTTTGCCACGTTTGACCTCTCTTATCCGGGAGATTTCGCTCTGTGTTATTCTCAATAATTGCATAAACCACAACGGCTGTTCATAGAGATTTCCTTTCCAAATATAACTCTTGAATCCACACTCTATTTCGTAAGCAAAGTCTATTGCAATTTGATTTGTCCACAGAATTTTTCTCCCTTTCTTATTGCACCATTCAGCACTCTCACAATGCCGGCAAAAAGCATATTCCCCGGCGTCGTCATTTATCAGCGACCCAGTTCCTTTGTTCTGTTCAAGGAACCGAACCGCCTCTATTAGTTTTTTTCCTGTCCTTCCGTGATTTCATTTTGCTTTTCGAGCTCTGCAATTTTGTTTGTGATAGCATCAAAAAACACTTTCGGGAGGACGTTTATATTTGCCTCGGTAATTTTCCGGTCGTCGAATTCCCAACCTACTTTTGGATGTCCGGTCAAAGACTGAAACATCCGTGAGACCTCGAGCTTTTCCGGGCTGGTTATGAGATAGACACTCCCTTTACCATCGACCTCGGCTTTTGTATCTGATTTCCTTCTGATTTCAGCCATATCTAACTTAGTCAAAGCGTGGATTGTAGCAATTACCTTTCCATCAACTTTAACCTCTGCTAAAAATGCCGGTTGTGCGTCGAGCCATTCGCAATTTTTAATTCCCATTCTGCCCTCCTATTTTTATGTTATTGCAATCGAGATTGCTTCGTTTGAGCCGTCTTCCATAAGAGTCATTTGAAGAGAACTTACGAAAATTCCTTTATCCGGGTCGGCTGGAATATACTCTGTTATTTTTCCAAAAAGAGTAAATGTCCAAGTATTCGCTCCATCTGTAATTGCAAACACAATACTTGTCAAAGCGTCAACCATCAACTTACCTTCGACGTCGACGTTATTGGTTTTGTCATAATTCCACTCAACATTAAAAGAACCTTCTAAACCGGTCAAAATCTCCTGAGCTTTCACATTGGCATTTTGATAAACCAAAGCGTCGTCTGCAAAAAGATTTGAGAGAGACAAAGAGAACGAATTTAATTTTGTAATATTGGTCTCTCCTCCAAGAGTTGTTAGCGTGGTCAATGCAAAAATAGCCGGAGCAAAGCTCGGAATTGATGCAAACGGGTCTGTCGGATTGACAGAAAAATCTTGCTCAAAGGCAACGGATTTTGCTCTCATTGTAGTTGAGTAAGTAATCATCCCGCCGGTGCTACCAGCAAGCTCTAACGACGCCAGAACACAACCTAACCCTTTGTGTCCTTTATCATCATTAAAATACTGATGGATTGAATAACTAAATGGAGCCGTTCCAATAGCCTGAGCTATAAATGGAGTTGCCGAAACGTGCATTAACGCCTCAAGCAAAATTCCGTGGGCTAAATCAGCAGTAGCTCCCGGCACGACTTCCCCGGATAAAACAACCTCTCCCGCTGTATATCCCGCAACCATTTCAGTATCTTGTTTCACGAGTGAACCGGTCTTTTGCGAAATCTCAATTGGAACCACGACCTTTTTCATTTCGCATTTATCCGGCAAGACAACCTCTGGCGTGGTTTGCTCTGTCCCGTAAGTTACTTCTTTTCCAATACAGGTCAGATAATCATTTCCATATCTTTCGTTCATTTTTTCCCATCCTCAGTCACTTTTTCTGCGACCTTTATTTTCTTCACTTTCCCTTTGATATTTTGATAAACCTTCTCAGTAATTTCATCAATAGGAATTCTCCAAATCTTACCAAATTTCCGATATCTGAAAGGCTTGATATCTTTCCTTAATTCCACTTTAAAAGTATCACTCATAAAGCACCTCTACTCGCCGTTTTCTTTGGCTTCTTTCTCAGCTTTACGTTTTGCAATTTTTGCGTCCCGGATTTGTTCCTTTTGGGATTTTACCCGGATAATACTTGGAATAGGTTTTTCACACTTTTCCAAGATATCTTTATGCTCCTTGTAAATTTCCTTTGGAATTTCATCAGCCGGGATGTGCCAAACTTTGCCAAATCTTTTTACCTTAAACGGGACATTTCCTTTCACTAATTTTACAAACATTATTGACTCCTCGTGTCGTATAACAACACTCTAAATGTTATTTTCCTAACGGTCAAATTCGGATAAAACCCGGGTAAATACATATCGAGTTTTTCCTCATACTCGCCTTTTTCGACTGTCAACGCCTCAATCAAAATGGCTTTTCCTCCAACGGTCAAATCCTTCTGACACGCATCTATTATTTTTCTCTGAAAACTGAGAATTTTTTTTATTCTATCAACAACCTTATTGTCGTAAATATATGCCTCAACAAAAATGCTGTTCTCAATTCGTGTCCCGGTTCCAAGTAAGAATTCCTCGTCGCCGTCACAAATCATACAAGCCGGATATTTATTGCCTATCTGTGAGACGTTATCCGGGAACCATCCAACGGCTCCAATATCACTGTCGAGCTCAAGCTTGATAATACTTTTCAGCTCCTCTAACATTAAATATTCTTGGTCTGTCATTTCAAACGCTCCCATAGCTTAATTCTGCGGTCGAGCAATTTCCGGTATTTCTTATGTATCATTTTCTCATCTTCCTTTCCAATCTCGAAAAATTCCCTCTTGTATTTCCCCTCGCTGTTATAAACTGCAATGTCATTTTTATTAGCATCCGCAAAGTGAACAAATCCCTTATTTCCCCGGACATACTTTTTCATACTGTTAAGCATCCGGGAACCTGCTTTTGTCCCGGTCAAATTTACACTCTTAGAGCCTTTCCTCCTCGAGTAAGGTGTTGTGTATGCCTTGAACGGTTTCCCTCTAAAATCGACGTTTTGGGTCTGTGTTCGATTTCTGATTGCCGTTATCAAATCCATCGAGAAAGTGTGTAAATCTTTTTTCATTATTAGAGCCTCTCCCAACTTATCAAAATTAGGCTTTGGCACGAGTCTCATTCCCGGTTTCATCTTACCAGCCGTCCACTCGTATTGACCCGGTAAGCATCAACCGTTCCATCGGCGTCATAATCAAAGTTCATTCGCTTAATATCCTCAGCAAATTTAACCTCGAATTTAGCATAATAACGCTCTTGCTTTAATTGGTATAATCCATCAGCTCCCTGAGCCAGCTCTTCAAAAATCAAAGACAATCCTAAATAATTACACGAGAGGTCGAAGGCGTCCGGGTTATGAATCACATCCAGCAGAACCTTACCGTCTGCCTCATCAACCTTGACTCCTAATCCGCTCAGAATTACCTCGAGTTTATCTCCAATTAATTCCTTCGCTTGGTCGAGGATATCGTCCCACGTTGCATTTGTGAGGTCGTTTATTTCAGTCTCAATCTTTGCTATACTCGTGGTCGTTGCTAAAACCGCTTCACTCCAAGTCATATCACACTCCTAAAAATCCCGACGAGCCGAAACCCGTCGAGATTACAATTATGATCTAATCTTTTATCAAACTCCAAGCTGGCATTTGGTGTGTAAAACAACACCGAACGCATCGACGAGCTCTGCTTTATTCCAGTAACCATTTGCAATGATTTCTGTCAAAGCTAATGAGGCGTCTCTCTGAGGTTCAATATTAATGAATCCGCCACCGTCAATTTCCTTGTAACCGACTCCAATTGCATTTGGAGAAAAGACAAGTCCTTTAGCCTCATCTGTTCCGGTTCCACCAGCCGGGTCAATTTCAGGAGTTGTGAATAATTCCACTCCCGCAAGTGAACCAATATAACCGGCACCAAGTAACTCATTTGTCTTATCAAAAGCAATGCCGTCAAGCACGGCTGAGAGTCCGTAAGTTCCCCAAACTTGCTTAGGATGCAATACACCGTAATACATTCCATTAACAGTCGGAGCTCCCGCTGTCCTTAACGCCTCAACAGCGTCAAAGAGGTTTGATATTGTGATTGCTGCGGAACCGTCTCCAATAACCTGTGAGAAGGTCGCAATCAATGAAACAATATCATCATCAAATCGAGCGGCGACTGCATTTCCGAGAACCATTCCAGCGTTCTCATACAGGTCGTCGTCACTTCCATATCTGGCAAGGTCTGTGATATCCGCACGAATAACTTTCCTCAATACCTCAATGTCAACAGGAGTCGTTGAAATGCTCACTGCGGTCGGGTCTGTGTCCTCCGCTCCTGATGCGTAGGCGGAGACCGCCGAGCTTGCTATTTTACCATAAACCGGAAATCTTACTGTCAAACTCCCGGGCACTGCGGACTTAGTTCTTACCAAGTTCCAAAAAACATTTGCCTTATTAAATTGCAAGATTGCCTCTGCAATTATCGTTCCTAATCCACCTGTCGCAACACCAACATCTGTTACAGCCATTTTTCACTCCTTTGTTATTTTTTATGTTCCTTCTTCCACTTTTCGTAAAGTTTCCAATCCGCACGAGCCAGAGCCTCTTTCGACTCATAACCGTAAAATTCTCCGTCGTTCTTATGGTCGGAATCAGGTTTTCTGTTGTTATATTTTGTGGAGTCTTTCTCTCCCTTAAAATATTCAACCTTATCATACGTCTTGAGCATCCCAAGATTTGTCGAGATTTGCTCGTCGGTCAAGTCTTCCCCAAAGCTGAAATCATCTTTAACCTTCTGAACAATCGGATATAATTTATCTCCTTCCTTTACATCAAAAAGAGGTTTCCTTTTATCCCATTCCGCTCTGTTGTCGTCGTGTGTCTTTTTCTCCCAAGACTCAACCTTGGTTTTGTAGGCTCCAAGCTCTTTAATTTGACCCTCAAATCCCTCGATTTTTTTCTTGAATCCTTCGTTAGAAACTTCGCTCTCTAAAAGCTGGTCTTTGTATTCGTCTCGCTGTGTGAGAGCTTTTTTAATTCGAACCTCTGTGTGTTTCGGGTCATACGCTGAACCTTTTGCATCATTAACGGCACTTGTCATTGCTGACTCTAACTCTGCGTTTTCTACGCCCGCATCGGCGAACAATTCCTTAATTGTTTTTGGCATTTTTAACTCCTCATTTTTAACGGGTTGTGTCCCACTTTTTCAATATCAATCTGCCCGGTATTAATTACCCATAAACTAAACCTGCTGATTATCAATTTACGCATTTTCAACGTCCCACTCTTCAATTATTTTTTGAGCCTGAGCCTTTGTGATTTCCTCTGCCTCCATATCGTCCCCGGACAGATAATCATAAAGCCACTCGTAACTTTCCCAAGCCGGCTTTGCTTTACTGTATAAAGAGAGCCCGGTGTCGTCCTTCCTCATAACCCCGGAAGGTTTAGCTTTCGTCTGTCCTTCTAATACAATGGCGTAATATTTAATTTCCATATTAAAAACTCAATGCTCCTGATGGAACTGGAATCTCACTCCAAATTTCCGTCAATCTATTTTCAATCTCAGCTCTTTTTATGAGAGCGGTTTTTGGTAACTCACGGAGCTTTTTATATAGAGCGTGACTTTCGCCAGCCTTGAGCTTGAAACTTGCTCTCGTGTGAAACTGTAACTCAATTCTCTGCCCGTCCTTTACGAGCTTTAAATGCAAGCCCCGGTATTGAGAACCATTCCAAAAATTCTTTGTAACCCGGATTTCATAACCGGCTTTTTGTAACCCTGTGAGAACCTTCTCAACTCCCCGGGAATAACCAGCCTCAGAATATTCCATTGTATACCTCAAAATGTCGTTTACCTTTTCCCTGAGAATGAGGTTTCTGCTCATCTTGAATTTCACGCTTTGCTCAGTTACTTTTCGAGCAAAAGACTTTGCATCTTTTATTCGGTGCATCAATCCGACGAGCCGGGCTTTGCTGGCTGTGCTCTGCTTAAATAAAAACTCTGTAACTTTCGGCTCTGCTTTTATTGCCTGAGCTCTTCCCACGTTTACAATATCGTCAATTTCTTTCTTATTCATTGAGAGGTCGATATCAGCTCCCGTCATATTCCGATAATACTCCTCAGATATCAGGTTGAATTCGTGCCGGCAATTCCAACGTCTCCCAAAGGTCGTCTCAAAAAGACTCTTTTCTGATGCTGTAAAGAACGGTGCATTTGGAAACCGGGAGTCTGAATTTACTCCAAGTCCAATCAAGCATATTTTCCGGGTCACTTCATCCGGCAACGCTCCAAAATATTCAAAGTAAGGAGTCCCGCCGTCTTCCTCGTAATGGTCTGCTGAGATATCCGTTATCTTCTGAGACAATTCCGCCCGGGTGGTGTTTATATATACCTCAGAATATTGAGTAAGCTGTCCGCCTACATTCTGGAGCTCTGTGACCGCATCCTTGAATGTTCCGCCATTTACAACTAAGGAATGGAGAGAGCTCTTGATTGCCTCTGCAAATTCCTTTGTGATTTCCTCTAACCCGGCAACGTCTGCCTTTTGAATAAGAGCAATAATTTCACTATCGGATTTCTGCAAAACACTCATAATTTCCTCAGCATTTTAGGAACGTCCGTTGTCAATTTTCTACCAACCTTTATCATCCCGGCGTTCTCAATATATCTCTTCAATTCCATTTGGAATATTAAAACTCTTTTCTTATTTTTAGCATTATTGAGGAGCTTTCCTTTTTCCATTTCCAGCGTATTCAGGAACGCAAGAATTTTCGCATCCACTTTTTTTTGCAACGTCTCAAGAGTGGGTGCGAATTCCTCTGCATTATCCCGGAAAATCTTACTCTGTTTTCTTCCCACTGATTGCATCCTCAATACCGACTCCAATTTTATATTGCTTTCTCTCGTCCTGTCGGTCGTTATAAAATTTGATTGCCTCTGCCCTATCTAAATCAGGATTATCCTCAATGATAAAATCAATTTCGTTAGCTGTTCCGTTTGCCAATTTCATAGCTCTAACGTCCTCTTTCTCTTTAGGATTTTCCTCAAATACAACCTCTCCAAAATCAACTTTAACCTCGATTTTATCAAAGGTTTTTGACTCATTATTTTGAGTGTAAAGAGTCGTCATATTTTCAACCAGCTCTTTTATGCTGGCTCGATAAAAAGGTCTGTCCGCCTTGGTCTTTTTCAGGATGTCGCTTTTACTTAATTTTAATTGATATCCTGAGTTTACTGTCGAATTTTCTCTGCGGTATGCCTCCGCTGAAACTCCCACCGATTGAGCCGAACCAATAATAATCTCCATTATCACTTTCCATATCTCCGCTAATTTCGGGTCTGGCGTGATATATTTTGCATCTGGCTTTGATTGAGGATTTGCCGGGTCAAATGGTAGCCTCAAACTAAAGCTCGCTCCAAACGGCTTGTCTGAGGTGTCTGAGTTTCCAATCTCAACTAACGTGCTGAAAGCTTGGAACGCTAAAATATAACGGAAATTTGTGAGCTCTAAATTTACAATTTCGTTTGTATCTACAATATGATTTCTCTTCTCATACCAAAATGTATTTACCGGGATGTCATTCTCGAACCAAACAACCGGGATTTTCCCGAATTTATTTTCCACGTCGTCCCGTTCGTTCTTAATGTTCCCGGAAGAGTTGTCGACGTCCACAATGGATTGCGTCTCTTTCGTCCATCTCGTATAAGTTTTGATCGTATCTAATTTTCCCGGGGAGTCGGTTAAAACTCCAACCTGATAAAAGAGCTCTTTGATTTGTGTCGGGTCGTCGTCTTCCTGAACCACAAAACAATTGTCCGCCGTGATAATATCCAGCTCAACTTTTTCGTTTCTCCACACCGGGATTACTCCCACTTTGTCTGTCAAGTTTACGAGCAAATTTGTTTTATTCATAATCGGGTTAAACTTAGCTCCCTCGATTATATCCTCGAAGGTTTCTTTCAGTGTATCATTTTTTTGAGACACCACAACGGGCTCTGCAAATAGAATCGAGATATCGTCGAAAATTCTCTTGGTCAATGGATATAAATATTCAAATTTATTAACCATATCCTTAGCGGAATTCGGGTAAGCTTTTTTGAGAGCTTTCTCGAGATAACTTTTCTGATTATTCTCATAATAATTTATACGTCGAGAGACCTCAAAACGTCTGGCAATATCTGAGTTCCATTTAGCGGTTAGTTTTTTCTGTTCTACTACATTCATAAATTCCTCTTATAATGCAGTTTAACGAGTTACTGCTCGAATACGGTTTAACGAGTTTCGCTCTTACTGCTGTCAAATCTCCAAATTTTAATGCCCTTGTCAATCTAAATATTCCGGGCTTTGAAAACCGGTCTCGATATTAATGGATATAATCGGAACACCAAATATCCAAAACAATCTGAGGAATGAGTGAGCATTTTATCTTTCTTATCGAGCTCTCCATACTCATCAACTCCAACTTGCTCTAAGTCTTTAATTAACCATTTCAACGTCTTCAAAATACGCACTTTCTTTTTGTCGAAAATATTGTTCACGGTCGTTATTCTGTCCCTTACTCGTGGGTTGTTTATTCCCCGGATAGCAAACCCGGCTTTTTTCAATATCACGATATCCGTGAAAGTCGCTGAGGTTTTTCTGCTGGTGCCGGTCATATCAGGAAAACAAATCACTCTCTTATTCGGGTATTTCTGCAAAATCAATTCTGCCAGATTAAAGGTGTTACTGTCCCGGAGATAAAACTCGTCGAATATAAAAAGGTTCCCGTTGACCTGTTCGCCGATAACAGCCGTCATTGGGTCAACATTAAAATCAATCCCGACGAGAATTGAATCAGTAACCGGCTTGTAACTGTCCATTAAAAAACTACGGTCAAATCCATAGTAAGCTGAGAGCCTATTTATGTTCACAAACTCCCCATTGATATATTGCTCAATCAGCATCTTATCATAATTCTTATATAGAGCCTCAATGTAGTCGTCCGGGAGAAAAATATTATCCGTTGTCTTTGCTCTGATGAGACGTCCAATCTGCTCTTCCACGAATTTTTGGTAAGTCATTTTGAACCCTTCCGGGGTCGTCGAAATTGCAAGCGTTGTGTCCTTGGCTCCCCTCAGTCGAGCTAATACTTTATTCCACACCGGCTCTTGGTCTTTTGCTGGCAAGGTATCAAATTCATCAAGGATGGCGTCCGTGGCGTCGAACCCTACAATTTTGTCGTGGTTGACTGCCGACCTGAACCACAGCTCCCCGCCAAGAGTTTTTGAATTTATAATGAGTTTATGCTGGGATATTTTCGGCGTGTATGGAATATGATATTTGTCAAAAAACATTTCAAATCGAGGAACATTAACGTCGGTCAATAATCTGTAAGTCGGAGATATTACCAAGATAATCGGACGCTCTCCCCGCTGGTTTCTCCACTTTAATAATTCAGCTCCCCGGTAAACGTCTGCAAAGGATTTCCCGGAACCAAACCCGCCAACCATTGCGAGGTATTTTCCTTTATCCATTGCGAACTCGTGCTGATGGTTTAGGAGCTTAATCTTCGACTTTACCGGTATCACTTATAACCTCAAATTCAAAGTCTGCTGTCTCATAACCGGAACCCTCTCCCTCTGGCTTATCCTTCTGACCTAAATGCTGTTTACCAAGCCATATTTGCATTGTTACTGATGGATGGAGTAAATAATGAACCTTGTCTGGCTCCCCTTTCTTTTTCGCTTTTGTAACGACCGGATGCCCCTGAGCCGACCGGAATTGAAAACGCCTCAAGCTTATTTTATATCCTGAGTTATTCTCCTGAACGTATCTTTCGAAGGTCATTTCTTTTTCATCTAAGCAATGCCTCGATAGCGTTTGATAATTAATACCCAAAAAATTAGCGACCTCTTCCCCGGTGCATCCAATAGTCAAAAGCTTATTAACCTCTTTCCAATTGATTGTTGCTTTCGGACGTCCGCCTTTGTTCGGTTGTTTTTTCACGGTCTTTTTTCGGATGGTCTCTTTTTTAGGCACTCTACTTTACCTCGCCCGCC